TAGTGACATTATGAGCTCCACCTGTTAGAACCTCATCCCACACATCATCAACTAAGGCCGCTGCCTCTGTATCGTCAATTAGAACACCATTAGTACCTGTAATCGTATCAAGGTCTGTTTGCGCTGTTGCTAATGCTGCGGCTGTTGCTGCTGAATCTGTACCCCTCATATCCGTATTGGTTGTGGTAGTGGCAACTAAAGTAACATTATCAACCGCCCCAGCCGTTGTATTAATACTCGCCTCAGCCATTCTTGAATCTAAAATTAAATCAAGCCTGCCACCATTAGCCCAATCACCTTGAAGCTCATTTGTATCTGTTTCAATATCATTGATGTTGGTATTCATACCATCGAGATCAAGACCCCCCGCATCTGAAATAGGCAACCCACCCGCTGCATCAGCAGCAGCATTCGGTAAAGCGGTCATACCGGCTCTAACACCATCGAATATATCAACATCAGTCAACTGAATAACACAACCAATAACAACCATACCTGTAACAGTGCCATGAACAATCACTTTATCAACACCACTAGCGCAAGCTGCATCCGGTAAATCGAATCTGTAAACGCCATTTCCAATATGAAGAAAGCCGCCATCTGTATGCGCAGTTGTCAGTGCTGCTAATGTCGCCTCTGTAATCGCTGTTGATGCCGCGCCATCTCTTCTGTACTGTAAATCAATACCAGCCGTGTTCCAGACAACACCAGTTTCAGGCGTACCATCTGTCGAATCAACTATTCGTAATTCAACGCTTACGTCAGTTGTGCCTTTTGTAATTAGGTAATTGTGCATAAGCTAATCTCTAAGTGTAAGCCATCATTAAGGGTAGTATACCACTGGTTGGGTATGCTGGCGGCGTGTAGTCTGAAACTTCGGTGCTGCTCAGTTCATAATCAAAGGCAGCGAAATAAAATAACTCACAATCACTCTTAGTGTTATTGCTATTGCCAGCTCCTAATGAATACCATTCTGCTGGAGGTGCTACCCAATCCTGAGTTTGTGTATCTTCCAGCGTGTCATCAACATAAAGCTTAACTGTTCGAGTTGCACCACTGCCGCCGATTGTAATAGCAATTTTATATTCTGTTGTCGCGCTGGGTAATGTATGAGTGACAGGGCTTGCGCCATCAATAACGAAACTCAATACGCCGCTTGCATCGATACTACCAAACCATTCAGTATCCCCTATGTGTGAATCAAAAAAGGTATTATCGGCAAAAAAAGTTGTTGCTTTTAGACCAATAATAAAAGTAGCTTCATCACTTATTTCATCGAATATATCAATGTAATAAGTTTTATCTAAATGAATACTACCCTCTGTTCGCGTTGGTGCTGTTGGGTAAGTCGCAGTCGTAATGTGTGGGGTCGGATAATCGTTATATCTGAAATCACCACCAGCAATTTCAATATCTTCCATTTCTGCAATTGTAGGTGCATTCCAACTACCAATTAAGTTACCACTTAAATCAAAATTAAGTATTCTTTCTGCTCCAGCCGTAGCACTATCATTTTTACATGCCACATAAATAGTTGCCGTTGTTGTGTCATAAAATATGCCGTTTGCATGTACTCTGGCATCCAGATCAATGGTTCCTACAAACGCATAAGGTGTTGCAAGATCATAAACCCACACTCGGTTACCAAAACAATAACCCATAGCATAGACATAACCATCATCTTCATTCACTGTACAGCATGATATTTCAAACTCTTCGTTTGACATATCAATCTCATCTTGAAATACAAGCGATGTATTATAAATGGCAACAGATACAGGCTGATAAGACGTACACGAACCAACCTCTGCGCTGACATAAATCAAGTTGTTGTAATATCTCATGCCGCCAAGCGTATTAGGACTGCCTGAAAGATCAGCAAAAACAGCCGTGTTTGTCGCTGTGGCTGTTGAATAATCAGAATTATATTTTGTTAATGTACCACCACCACTGCCCAGTGAAACATAATGACTTGTGCCATCAGTTGTATACCCTTGATATTCTGTAATCGCAGCTCCGGTGTCTGTTACCGTTATCTCTTCACCGATCACCCCATTCAATCTAGTATTATAATTAGAAGCACAAACTAGCCCGCTTGTTTCATTAAAGGCGTATTCTATACGTGGGTCGGTAGCTGTTGGGTGTTGCGCTGAATCGTAATGAACGCCTATATCAGTAGTTGTTGCCGCTGTTCTGGTGTTACCATAAATATCTGTTGCCGGAACATCTGAATCCGTACTGCTTCCAACGCCTGTATTTAATAGTACAGAGTTCCACCCTAAATCAAAATCATCTAAGAAACGATTATCAAATACATCAGGTTCATTCCAATCTGAAATAGTAACCGCGTTTGTGCCTGTTCCTGCTGTTGAGGCGCAATTAGTTAAATTGGTTGTACCTGTTCCTGCTGTTAGAATATTACAATTCATTGCTGTATTAACGACTTCAGCATCAACACTAGAGTCATTAGTTACACCACGATAGCAATTATCCAGCGCGCAGTTATAGACTCTTAAGGTTCTTGCACCGCCCTGGTAAACACCGATGTAATCATTAGAGCCGCGCTTGATATCTAGTAACAATGTATTTTTCAGGTACACATTGCCACTTGGAACAATACCCCTAATGTAATTGCCGCCAGTCGCTGCGCATTTCAAGATTACTGTATCTGTTTCCAGTAGCCCGGTTCCTGACCAGGTGATACCTCTTCTTGAGTTACTGGTGGGTGCCCATAAAATCTGTATGTTCTTAAACAGTACATATTCAGTATTCAGCGTGACCGCTGTGGCATTTCCGACATTGATTTCTGCTTTTGTGCTGTCAGGCTTAGCGCCTGTGAAGTCACCTTCAATAATCAGTTTATTAGTGGCATCAGTGACGGTAGTTGATGAATGAGAGATGCCCGTTGTGTCACTATTACGTGACTTTATCGTGACGGCACCGCCACTCGTGTCATCAATTGTATCTACATCGGCACTGCCTTCAGTAGCACCTGTCAATGAATCTGCTGTTGTTGGTGTACCAGTTAATACCTCATATTGAAGCGTTGTACTTACTTGAGATATAAATCTGGCTGTAGCTCCGGATGGCGAAAATGTTAATGTCTGGTTTGCAGTAGTGAAGGCAGTAATATTGGATATTGTTGCTTCGTTAATGTTTGTGTAATCCTGACCATTAGCGTGTTCTGCAGTCAATGCCGCGTCGATACCACCATACGCATTAGCCCAGCTCGACCCGTCAGCATTACCACCGACTACATCAGGATCAGAATATTTTTGTACGTCTACAGTCACTTAAATAATACCTATTGTTTCCCGTGTGCCTGATCTGTATTTATATGATCTATTAACCGATTAATAGCTGGCCTTATTGCGTTGACATCACGCGTTCTTCTGGCTTGCTCTAAAGCTGTTTTATCAGCTCTTGTAATTACTTTCTTTAATAGTTTATTTCTGTCATCACCAGATTTTTCGATATATTGTGTTGAAACTGATATTTTAGCCAAATGCTCTATCATTGTTGCCCCGTTTTGATGAATTAAGGCAATTGCATGTTGGTTCTGCTTAATTAATGTTCGATTTTCTTTGCTGTAAGCAACATTATTCTTTATCTGTTCATTAGTCGCGTTTGTTGACCATATAACGCTTCCAGCCGTACTCACAATTCCTAAAAATAAAGTAAGCGTAATAGTCCAGATAGCCTTATGTATTAGCTGTTGATTAGCCATCACGCCGTACCCCAATGCTCTAAAGAGTAATGATTACCGTCTTTGAAGCGCCCGCCCCATCGACATAATTCATGCTGCTGCTCCCACCATTCACCCAATTCTTCGTGGCCTTTTGTGCTTGTAACAAGCCTGCCATTCTTCATTAGATTGAGGTCAACCGCTAATTTTAATTTATGATTTGAATTTTTGGACCCGTAACCAACCTTTTTACCAAATTCGCCATGTAAACTCGGGTCACGGTATAGATCACCCCCCCTTATTTCAAAGCCCAGACTATGGGCCTTATCAATCAGCCTGGGTAATAGACGCATGAACAACTCTTGCTTTTTGCCTAATTTCATTGGGGTTCCATTGAGTTTATAGCGTGATTATAACTTAGTACGGCTCAATGTAGAAGTCGATGTATTCATCACCTTTCTTAACAATATCTTTAATCATTACAAGCTGATAAATACGTGAATCATTAAAATCGTATTTCTTTTGAAGAATATCAATGAAGGGTTTGGCTGTATTGTCTAAATCAGCCGCTTTTGTGCTGACCCCTATGGTCATATTTAATTTTAAATCGCCATCAGGTATTACGATATTAGGTAACATCAGATACACCTGGCTTTCGTATGCCTTGTATTTAGGTGTCTTGAATCGTTTTCCCTGCCAGCATACATTGACAGATAACGGCTTTATTTTAATCAAACTGTTTTCTATCATTTATGTTTCACGTGGAACAATGTTTTTATTTATTTCAGGCCATGTTGTTGATACCCACTTATCACCTTTTCTGACAAATGTCTCGCCTTTTTCTGCTACCCATATCGCGCCAAAGTTAGATTCGTCTGGTGATATTGGTGTAGATTCATAAATCAATTTTGGTTCTCGTTTCCACTTGCTTTCAACAGTTGTTTTTTCGTAAACCGTTTCAGGCTTTGCCTTTAACGATCCAGGCATCGCAATAACACCCGCCGCAGCCAATGTTCTTTTTAGAAATGATCTTCTGTTCATTTTCTTGCCCTCTTCGATAATTTCACTAATACTTCCCATTCCTGATCAGTAAATTTTGTATCTGTATGCTCTCGTAAGTCAATATGACCACAAATATAATCAACACCCTCAGCTTCACCAACAAATTTAATATATTTAAATAATAATTCTTTAAAATCGGCGTTTGTTAAAGAGCAATTATTGTTCCAGGCATCAAACGGCTTAAACTCTAATAACCTTTTTTCCTGTTCTGGTGTCATAACCTGTTCCTTTTAGGCATTGCTAATCGCCGTTGTTTTTCCATTCTAACACGCATATTAGCCATAAATTCATCATTGTGATGCTTGGTCATTCGCTTTAAAAATAACTGCATTCTACCCTCTGGCATTGATATTATTTTCCGGGCAAAGCAATCTAATAAATATTCATAGCTGTTGTTCACTTGTTAGCATACTCATAAATCCTTTTCTCGATTTCTTCGGGCAAGCTTCCTGTTTTCACCGATACAGATAAACAAAATTCCAGATAACGAAAATCATTCGATTCTTTTGCTTCAATTAATTTAAGTGCCATTTCTTTTAATTGTTTTGGACTATATTTAGCCATACCATTCACCTTTTACTGTTATTAATTTCCTGTTCTTAACTGCCAAACAATGTCTCTTAGCTCAATTAAAATAACGATCAATATTGACTCAATGTATTTTGATTCAGCCAAAGCCCATATAGCAGTGATGATCAAACAAATTTCAACTGCCGCCATCCACCAAAACGGTAAAAATTTTTTGCTTTCTATTTTGCTTTCTATATTTGAAATCACTTTATTCTCCGTTTGCTATTAACTCTAATACCTGTAAATGTAGCTCTGCCTGGGTTCCGTATCGCTTTTCCCATTCGGCGCGGCCTGCGTGTAATGCTATCCCATACCCCCCGGTTTGATGATGTTTAGGGCATAGGGGCAATATTATAAAATGTGCATCAATCTTCGTCTTGCCTTCAATGTGATGTATTGCAGCAGGGCTAAATACCTTATATTTGTTCCTGCATACAATACACCCTAATTCAGCAACCTTGCTCATAAACCGTTGTTCAACGGTTGTTGGTGTTCTACCCTTCATTCATTGTTTGCATTAATTCGTCGATGCCTTTTAATTCTAAACTACACTGTTTATGACCCGTACACGCGATTTCATAAAATACTTGCCATAAAACAACGCTTCCTGTTCGCTCTATATCACCATTAAAAAGCCTAACTTGATATGTTTCATTTGGAAATAAATTAAGCCCCATATAATCTAAATATAAATCGGCATCGATTTCCCATGAAACGATATTACCGTTATGGCTATGTGTTAGCCTCCAATCTTTAAAGGCAGCAACAAGAATATTACCTTTATAAATACCGCCTATATTTTCATGGCTTTCAAGCCGTGTTTCAGGCTCGACTTCTTTTCCTTTAAAAGAAAATACCGGATCCGGCTCTAAGCTTAATTTTTGACTCCCTTCCGATAAATTAGCTTTTGCCACTACTGGCCCCGCCATTAATGCAGCTACTGATTTTATAAAGTTTCTTCTGTTCATAAATCACCCTAATAAGGTGGCGGGGTCGCCCTACTACAAAACGCCCCGCCATAAATCAAAAATATTATCCATTTTCTTTAAATCGTGTATCAAATTCTTTTAGGCATTCATCTGCATAGTGTGTCGCTGTATCTGGTTTTACGCAGCTATTACTTTGAGCTGTTTTTGTCCACGCCTCTACCCATACCTGCATTCGCCGGATTTCGCTCTCTTTGCTTAATTCCATCTTCTTTCTCCGTTAAGTTAATTTAGTGCTAAAAAGGTATATCATCATCGCCAACGTCAGAGCCGCTATTAGCTGGCTGTTGCTGTTGATTCTGGTTTTGATTGCTTGATTGTTGATTATTAGGCTTACCCCCTAATATCTGCATTTCAATGACTTTTATTTTTGTGGTGTAACGATCATTGCCGCTTTTGTCCTGCCACTTTTCAGTAGTTAAACCGCCTTCGACGTAAAGCTGTTTACCTTTAGTAACATATTCAGCCGCTATTTCTGCCAGATTTCCGAATATAACGATGTTATGCCATTCGGTTCTATCCTGCCTTTCACCTGTATTTTTATCCTTCCAGGTTTCAGTTGTTGCCAGTGAAAAATTAGTAACGGCTACACCACTAGGCGTATAACGTGTTTCAGGGTCCTTACCTACGTTACCCACTAATATTACTTTGTTTACGCCTCTGGACATAATATTGCCTTAATTTGTTTTAAACGGGTTTCCTGGTCGCTTACTACCATCGATTACTTTCATTGGTTCATAGTCATAGTCACATGATGCAAATTGTGTACACATTGTAAATATGAATATTAATAAAATAATTGCAGTTCGCATAATTTATGTCTTTATTTCTTAATGCACATAATATTTACGTCATCTTTTTTAAAATATTTTCCGCGCATGAACTTAACTCTGTTGGTCATTCTGTTGCTAGCCGCCTTGCATGAATCAATAGAATCAAACTCTGCGGTTCCGGAAACAGTGTTAAAAGTACCACCTAAATTCATTATGAAATAAATTAATATGTGCTTTACCATTACTTCGTCCTGTTTGTTATTTACCGTCATCATCAAACCAAACGGTTATGAATGCTGCTGGCGGTATGACCACCCCCATGCCATGAATTGCCTCGCATTTATAATCCGATTCAAAATCACAACTCGCAAACTTTGCAGCATTCCAAAACCAGGGAGTTAATATAATTGCAGCAATAATTAATGTAGGTAATAGTCTCATTTTATTTCATCCTATTTATTATGTAAGTTAAATGTACGGTTCTAATACTAATCGACACCCATTTACTTGTCAACTTATTTGTTGATATATATCCAATTATTATTTGATTCCGGTGCTTTTGGTTAATGCGCTTTCAATATCTTTGTTTTCTTTCTTGCGGCTCATACTGCCAGTTTCGGGTTTGATGTATAACATTTGATCACGGTGCTTCTTTACCTGGGCTTTTGTTAAGTTGTGGTCCTTACGTCTTAAATGGGCCGATATACCCATATAATCACGCGCTATTTGCTTTTTACAGATAGGGCATTCAATATTCATACGCTGGCCTTCATTAAAGTATTTTTAACATCAGTTAGATTCATGGTTCTATTGAAAACACCAACCACCGAATCAGGATTGCTTTCTATATATTCTTTTGTTTTTACCGTATCAGCAAATACAGCATCAAGCCGCCATTTACTGCCTGAGTCACTTATTAAAACCGCTATTGGTGATTTAACGGGTGCTATCTTGATTCTTCCAACAATTGTATTTACTGAACCTGTACTCATTTCACTTCTCCACTTGTGTTAATTCTTTTTGTTGTTTAGGTCTTTTGCTGCCTGGTTAATAATTTCAATATGATCTCGTTTAAATTGTGATTCAAAGCATTCATTCACTATAGGGCAACTTTTACAGTCGAATGGATAGTAGGTGTTGCATATATCTTGTACTTTTTTTGATGGTTCTGTCATAGTGATTCACTGGCTATTATTTTAACGATGGTAACATCGACTGAGTTATCTATTCTTGTTCCTATTCTAGTTATTGATTCAATATTATCATCCCTAAAATAAGCTTTTACAAAACTATCATCTAAAGCTACACAAACATGGTTTAACTCATAACCACAACAATCGGTTTTTACATGGTAAATATTCATTGTCTTTCCTCTTAATGGCTAGGGGTGGTTAATCGGTGTATTCTTTTATTATATTTCCATCTTTATCAAAATATCGCATCTGCCATTTTGGGTGACAATTTACGCTATAATTTTCTCCGTCAAAAGTAATATTAAGGTTTTCGCTAGTATTTGCACCTGAAACCCTGCCCTGCCTTCCATCTAATAAATATTCAACACGCATTCCAACTTTCACAAACGGCATACCCCTCATTCTTCTAAACTGATTCATATCCATAATCCTACCCCTTATTTGCTGTTAATCATGTACCAGAACTACTTTTAAACTGCCTTATATTAATATCTTTTAATCTTTTAGCTCTTTTCTTTTATATGTCAAATGGTGAAGTTTTGAGCAAAGAGAACCCTATGGCAATTACAAAGCTATTTAGCCTGGTAACTGCTCTGTTCTCTTTACGATTTGCCTAATGGAGCCAGTTCATCGCTTGCGAGTTATGGGTTCCCGACATTTCCAATGCCCTTACTTTAAAACATACAGAGTACCCACCAAACCCTCCTGCATGATCTTTTTTTACTCGAAACAGTGAATCATCCCTACTGACAGATACGAGACCAGCAGCATTCAAGTCATTGGTTGAATAGTTGATTAGTGGGGCTTGTGATGTATAATTGCGCCATTGGCACAGTTGAATCGTATAACCCCACTTAATTACTGTTCAACCGCATCTCAAAATGCAGCCGATATGTAATACTAACCCTGTTTTGGCTTTACGTCAATTCAGGGTTTTTTATTCCTGGCTTCAAAATATTATAAAGCCGTCTGATACTCGCTTCTTTATAGGCCATAACATCAGCCTGATTAAATACAAAATCCCACATATCAAGCTTATACATTGCGTCTGCAAAGCTATCAAACCCGTTAGCAATACCAGTTAGCTTTAAATGATTAATAACGCCACTCAGAGCTATCCTGTAATCATTTCTGCATGGTTTAATGTCATCACTCATGTTATCTACTCACCTCTTAGTTGCGTGTGATTATATCCTTACCTCTAATCACTGCTAGTTCAAACTCTTTATTATCTTTTTCTGAGATAGAGCTGAATCCACGTCCCCACCCTCTCCATGATCTGCATCCGTCACCGTCATCACTATCCATCCAGCTCTCGATGTCTGCCTCAATTCCTTCTCTCCACTTCTCAAATAAAGAGACAACTTCTGGAGGTACTTGATTGTCGATATTAAATACTTCTTCAGCTAACCAATCTTCTAAGGTAGCTGCTCCAAAATAATCACTCATAATCTTACCCCTTAGTTGTTAACACTATGATTAAGCATTCTTGAAATAATATGCAAACTTTGTGAGAGATCAGCAATATCTCGTAAATCACTTTTTAGTTTTGGGCATGAACTCTCTGGCATTTTTCGTGTTATTTCAGAAATAGCCGTATTCAAACCTTTAACAGTATCGAACATTTCTTGTTGTTCTGTTGTTAGAAAATCAGTCATATCACCACCCCATAACCTTTTTAACAATAGCCACTATGATCAGAAGCAGAATTAAGATAGCTAACATGCAGCCGCCTTGTAGTAGTTGGTCGTCTTTGTTATTCATGTCATTACTCCTTAATCTTCAAATAATATTGATAAGCCGCGTATAGATTTGGGATAAATACATAATCAGGTTCATATAAATTTATATTGTCCAAAAAAGCATACATATACACATCATCAGTTGCGCCAGTTTCGTTATTGTCAACAAATACAACTTTTAAGCTGTCATCGTGTCGTAGTGTTAAACTCATTTTTATATCCCTATAGTTTAATGCCAAATGAATCTAAAACAGCGTCCAATTTTTGCTCAATTCGATTCAGTTGTTGCTGTGCGCTTTCGTTTATTTCATTCGTTTCATTTTTAGGGGTGTTGTTTTTTTCTGCTTCAAAGAAGGCCTTAACATCTTCTTTGTTCAAAAATGTTTTGCCGCGCCGCTGGCCTTCCGTGTGTAATATTTTAATGCTTCTGATTTCACCATTTTTAGCGGCGTGTGATAACTTGCCTGAGTTCTCGCTACCCCATTCAATCATTTGTAAATATGAATCTGGTATTAATGACTCATCATTTAAAACCTGCTGAACATGATTATTAGTGCATGGTGAATTTATTGATGGAGTGACAGCGCCGTTATGAATATCCAAAGCTTTTATTTCTGCTTCGTTCAGCGTCATTTCACTTATATCGCCAAGCTTTGAATTAAAATCAATGTTGTTTACTTTTGCCCTGAAAATCCATGTCTTTTTATTGTCAGCACCTACATTTAAAAGCAGGCCCTTAATAATACCGGCTGATACTTGTGTTGGTGTTAATGAAAAAAATTCATCGGCCTGTGAATCTGAATTAACTTTTGCTGGTGTTACTCTGTGTGTTTTACTCATTGCGACTACTCCGTTTTATTATTAAAGTTTATTTTCTTTATGATACTGACAATCAGCACATAATTTGACAACCGGTAATATTTTTCGCCTTACTGGATGTATGGTTTCGCCGCAGCCAATACAGGTAATATGAATGACTGTATCATCGACTACAGTTCTGGCGGCTGCTATACGCCTTTCAAGGTCCTCAAGCGCATGGTCATTTGCTTTATCTACATCATCAGCCATTGTTTTTACCCCGCATAACACTTCTGAGGCGCTTTTTAACGTGCTTATTTAATGCTTCTAATCGATCAACATAGGTTTTGTTGGTTTCGTGATTAACAACATTTCTAATCCATTGATCAGGAATGCCACTTTCAGCCGCAATATCAGCAATCGTCACATTGTTTTGATTGAGCTGTTTAATAATGCGTACAGTTTCTTCGTACACTTTTGAATCATTAGGCATATATATCTCCGCACCATTTAGTTATTATGTGCGGATAGATTATAATATTTGTTGAATGGTGTCAACTTATTTGTTGACATAGAGGTTATTTAAAGATATTGATGAAACGGCCTCAGATTGCCTGTAAGCCGCTTTTATTAAAATCCGGTACTAATTAATGTCTTTACTGGTAATTTTCAAACGTGCGTATGCAGTCCTCAAGCTGGGATTCGTATTTAAGTCCATCAATATAGTTATTCCAGAAGTTTTTATTATCTTCTGTCGTTAAACAGATATGCCCCTGAATGATAGCGGGCTTCGGTCTATGGAATGTAGGCGGGTAAGCGCTTATCTGGCATTTTAGTTTCGGCTTTGTTTCGATCGCGGAAACTATTACGTCTGGTTTCGATTTCAGAAAACAGGACATCTGTATTACTGTAAGCAACAGCAGCGGCGCGAACCGGATTGTTCTTGATAAGTTTTTCCATGCCATCAAGATTGAATCGCTTTTTTTGTTCATTTGCTTTTGCCTCACTCTTTATAAAGTCATCACTCATAAACTGAATGGCTTTCACATAATGATTCATTCCATCTTGTAATGACTTTATAGTTTCAGTTTGCGTTTCATTTGCAACTTCTAATCTACCTTTTTCAATCAGTTCAGTTGCTACCCAGTAACCCGCGCCACCTACAGCAGACACCACCCCCAGTATTGCAAACCACTTAATCATTCTGTTTGCCGTCTACATAGCCTTGCATTCCGACAAAGGCAACAGTAATACCCAGTATTGCGTTAGCCGCATGAGGCGTTAATAAATCTGCAAATGACAATACCAGTATTGAAAATATGCCGATTAGAGTTGCGCTGTATTTTTTTCTGAATATGAAATTGAATTTATCCATTAGCAATGTCCTTTATCAAATGGGTTTAAAAGGTTTTCACAAATGTAATCAGCATGGCGCAATCGATAACCTGTTTTGGTATCTCTGATTCTGTTAAGCCTGTTCGATAATGTCCAATCGAGAATAAAGAAATCTAAAAAGTAAACTGTCATTAATATATTTAAAATCACATCAAGAATTAATCCTACAGGCAACCACATTGATGCGAGAACTTTTGCCGGTAGCGGTAAATCATCCCAATTATTTTTACAGTACATTATTGCAACATAGATTATCCACGTTGCGCTGAATAGTTGTGCTGTGATAACGATATATAAAATTGTTAATGTTAATATATTCATTTTTAAATACCTATTGCTATGTAGTGTATGGTTTGATCGCCGTCAATTGCATTATCTCTATCAATTGTGAACCCTGTTGTAGTAACTGTTGCCGCGTTCATTGGTGAACCACTATTTGCCGCTATACGAGTACAGGTAACAACTGGGGCGGTTGTATAAGACTGATCAAAAGTTATTGTATAAGATGAGTCAGAGTTTCTTGTATCTTTACCGAAGTTAATAATTAACCCATTACTAAGCTTTGTATGGCCACTAGAATTTACCAGTGTTTCAGATTCTATTGTTGGTATTTGCTGATAATTACCCCTATCAGCAGACCAGAACAGTAGATTTTCAACAACTTTAAACATGCGCTAGGACTCCATAAGCTGGTCTATAAATTCACTCACGCGCAACTCAGCCGGATAAGTCGCATGACCATCAACACGAACATGAAGTGGCAAATTTGCGCCTTGATATGATGTTGGCAAGCTTGTGGTAAATACGCCTCTTGATACACCATTTACATATATTGTTAATGATGTACCCGCCAAAAATACGCATTCAATCTCATAGTCATTGTATGGCGTTACTGTAAAAGCAGTGCCAGTGGCCATAGCGGTGCCTGCAATTTTAAATGCCCTGCAATACATTGTGCTGCCAGACATATAAAAATCTACACCATAACCTTTATTGCCTGAAAGCTGCGTTATATCCCCAACACCCACCCTTATTAAGTCCGAGGTACTTCTGGATGATGCCGATATTGGCGCGACTATAAATTTAGTTGTTCTATCTTTTGACCAATGAAACGTGCCTGCCGATACAGCGCCGAGGGGGCGCTTTAGCCTGACAACTGCATCGCTGGCTGTTACGTCTGCCCGTACATACAGCTTGCCTAAATCGCAATAAGCAGAACCATCGCCATTAGTTATTGAGAATGGAACAATTGAATCAAAATTCAATCTGGTTATGTGTGTTGTATTACCAACAGTGTCAGGAATTAAACTGGTATCAGTAAGCGTTGCTTGATTCGCTGGTGTCACCTGGTCTTCATACGCAAAGTTACCTGCATCTGAATCTATAAACGTAGCACCATCAGCTGCATCACTTTGAACTGTTGCAGCTGCAACACCATTTACATTGCTTGTGTCATTGGCTGTATTAGAGCCTGTTACATCAGCATTATCAGCAGGCTTTGTCGCGCCATCTACATTTGCAAAATCAAGCGAACCAGACAAATCACCAGCCGCAACCGCTGTTGGTGTTCCTAATACGCCAGCAGTTGCATTGAACGCCGATTCATTGCCAGTAGTATCAACGTGTTTAATCCAGTAATACATAGCCACGCCGGTAACGTGTGTGAATGCGTTTGTGCTGGATGTTCCAACAACCGTTACTGAGGCTCTTGTGTCAGATGTGAAAGCATAAATATCAGTATGATCATAATCAGCATCACTAATTGCTGACCATGTTAATTTATTTCCGTTTGTTAAAGCAGCAGAAGCTAATGTTGTTGGTGTTGTTGGTGCTGCTGTTTTACCCACAACAACATGATTACCCGTTAATGCGCTTGAATCCAGATCAAAAACATTCATGCCGTAGATTCTTACGTTATAAGTAACACCATCCTGTACCGGACTTATGAAAAACTCATTATTAGAGTTCCCCTCTAAAATCATGCTGTTTGTATAATTGGTTTCAGTGCTAATCTTATACTCAACACGATAACGATTTGTAAACGGGTCAATTGCGCCGGTAAAGGTTCCATTGATACGACTAATAATCGTGCCATCACCCGCTTTTAATAAATGCGTAGTACCAGAAGCCAATACTAATGACGTTGGTGCTTCTACAGTGTAAGGGTCATGGTAATCAGTATCAGCAACAGGGGTTGTTTCAACGGGTGTTGTTCTATCCATCACCGCACTTTCGTACTCTTCCAGCTCATCAAATGACGTTGAGCCATTAGCACGTAAAGTCATTGCTGTGACACGGAATTTTTTAGCAGAAAAACCCTGAGTAGTACGTGTAACATCAACTATATTACCCAATTCGGTTCTATTCGATAACCCACGCATACACGCGCATTCGACCAATATATTTTCACGGCTTTTTTTAAGTTGTATCTGTCCGTGATATCTAGCTCTATATCGATCGGTTTCTAATGGAAGCTCTTGATATCTTGATAACTCAAGATTATTATCCGCTGATAAATACGTTGCCGATTCAACTAATATTGGTCTCGGTCTAAATTCAGTAAATGAACTTTGATCGCCAGACTTTCTATCATTAAACGCGACTTTTATTTTATTTAATAAATAATTTTTCCCTTTTTCTTTAACCTTAAATGTGCCATATAAATTATCTTCATCTAATGAATAAACAGATGCTTCGCTGGTTGTTTCATAGATTAAATTATAAATTCCATTTACATAGGCAAGACGACAATAAAAAGAATTTAATATTGTTTCAATATTTGATTTTAAATCTTCACTTGTGTCTATAATGCCGTTGACTTCAAATCTTGCTTGAGTACCCGCACCACCATCATGCGTGGTTACTGTTGTATCGCACCAATCCGCTGCCTCATCTATATTACCTAAACTAGCCGCAGCAAGACCTCTGCCATAAGTTGTATTGGTTAAGTAATCATAAGCTGCAAGAGCATTATTTGCTTGATATGTAGTGGTTAAATCACGCGGGTCATATAGTTTTTTACCTTCAATAACAAACTCTGGTATTGGTTCTGAATCACCCCATTTATCTTTATTTGTGTATCTTATGTAAACATAGCAAACACCTTTTAACTGGTGCGCGGTTGTCCATTCTGGATGATCTGCAACCAATGTTGCGTCAGCAGCCTGAGTTGTAGTGCCGGAATAAAAGGTGGTTGTTAGGTAACTTGATACATTGGAACTTGAAGCCTTTGTTTTTCTGCCAGGAAACATGACCTCAACCAATGATTCACATTCGCCCTCGCCAATTGCATAAACAACATCGAAAACAGCAGCACCTCCAATAACAGCCCATTTCTTAAAAACAGGGATGCCATTAGTGTTTACCTTGCCATATAAAACAGGTAATTTTTTATCGCTTTTCTTTTTTGATGCGCGGGTATAATACGGACTTTTACCCACTGATACTGGTTCTGTTGGTTGTAGTGATGATGGCGTAAATGGTGCTTGCGCTGGTGGCAATGGCGCTTCTGCTGACCAAAAATCAACATTATTTGCAATCTCTACATATTCAAACCCTAAATCACCAGAATGTAAATTCTGCTGTACATCGTCCGACATTTCACGACCAACAACGCGATCAAAATCAACTAAATGACTGGCTATTTTCCAAGTTATTACCGATGTACCCTTTTCAATATTTTCTTCTGTTTCGTATGAGTCAACATAACCCTTATACATTTCTACCGGGTCGGCTATCTGTGCATTATTAGCGTCCAAATAAACACGGTATATAACCACTTCTTTGTTCAGATAACTTTCTGTTAATGCTAAAGCGTGATTTGCAATCGCAACACCGCTCATTTTTATAGAAATGCCGTGCGACTTGATACCTAAACTTTCTTTAATATCTGGATATTCAATTATATGATCAGATGAAATATAGCTATTCGCGCTGATTGTTAAATCTTTATAGCAATTGGTGTAGCGCAACGGTGTTGCAAAATCAAAGCTGATTGCATGGTAAAAACGATGATCTGAACTAAGTGCGGTAATAACCGCTGCTGTCATATTACGATCAGCCATTACTTAGCCTCACGACATTCAAATGAATAACGAATAAGTGAAGGGGCCGATGTTTTTCTTTCTGAAATATCACCGACTAATTTAACCGTATAAGGAACATCATTAACAGTTATCGATTCATTATTAGCCAGTGCTTCCTCGAGTGGTGGATAGATTGAAAGCGTCGAAGCACCAGCGCCATCTGAATCAGCATCATCAGTTAAATGGTAAACTTGATTATGACCACCAAATTTTAATACATCACCGGCTAATAAAATGCCTGTTTGTGATGCTGTCCAGCCATCCGTTGCAATCGTTTCATCACCGGCTGTATGTGCGCCAACAACTAAAGGGGTTCCCGTTGCTATGCCTTGTGGTGTTGCTGTTGATGGGTCAATAAAAGTAAAAGATTCAAAACTGCCTTTTTGCTTTAATAAAAAGGCCCATACCGGCATAAACATAGAGCGATTCATTACGCCATACGTTATTTTAAACGATAACCCAGTACCCCCTGTATTACGCGATTCTACTTTTCCAGATTCAGAATATTCCGTTATAACCATGTTGCTGGGTATAACGTCTATTGAACTAAATCCTGGCGTTATTGGTAAAGCACCACTCATACTGGAAGCCCCTTGCCTTCCGCTTCAAACGCATCGATTATAGCACTCACGATTGTACGGGAACCCTCTTTTATAGTTCTTGATAATGTTGATGGCGTGTCATAAGTAATGCTCTGAGTTAAATTAATAACAGGAGATGTAGAGCTATTATTAGTAATATCATTGTTATTAATAACACTACCTGATCTGCCAGGCATGAACAATTCAGGGCCGCGCTCACCCACTAAATAAGCTCTGTTGCCGATGACTGAGCCACCATGAACCCTCGCACCCGCTTCAACAATACCGGTAGCTGCTGTCGCCGCAGCCGCAGCATAACCATAAGCCCTAATTTTAGTTGCTGCTGCTATTGCTGCCTCCGGACCCAATACTGCCCGACTAGCCATAGCAGCAATAGCTCCCCTTTCTGTATCAATAAGAATATTACCAACTGCAACCGCTTTGGAGATTATAAACATTGCTTTTTGTAAGTTTTCGTTTTCACCAGCTAACGCATTACCTAATGACAACATGCTATTGGTAAATGTGCCGCGCGAAGATAGCACCGCGTTATTTACCCTGTTTTCAACTTGCTCTCGTTTTTTTGCAGCTTCTTCGGTAATAGTAGTTACTCTGTCCTGGTGTGCCTGCTCCAACAATTCTGATTGTAAAAAGAACTCTTCATCACTCATCAATGATGCTGCGTGTAGTGTTTCAAGCTTGAACATTTTATCGGCAAAGTTTTCATCTTCTACCGCTAATTTATCCAGGTTAGCCTGTCTTGCTGTATCGGCCTCACTTCTAACCATTTCACCGAATTTATCAGCCGCGTCTTGCTGAACTTTTTGCCTGCGCTTAATGGCTTTTAATTTATCTTCTTCTGACTTTAGAAATTTAACCGCCGCAGCCTCATTAGCCGCATTGATTCCAGCCATCATATCTGCGTCAGCCTGGAAAGCGGCATTTATTTCATTTTCAGCCTTTAATTCCTTTGTTAATAAAGCCAACTCATTATGAATCTGTTGCTCTCTTAACCACCGCTGATTTTTTTGAGATTCGGCACTTCTTCCTCTTGCTTCACTGCCCTCCTTCTCTAATTGATGCAATTCTCTTAATTTCTGGTTGTATGCTTCCTGTAAAGTAGGATTGATATTTTCAGCAACATTCCTCATGCCGCTGGCTAATTGCTTCATCCATGCCGCTGCTTGTTTAGCAATACCCGTTTCTCCGATTTTACGCATTAATAAAGTCCAATTTTCACCGACTAAATCAATAGCACCAGCCACGCCCTGGCCTTCCGCTGCACCATACCCCCCTAACTGGCCCGCTAAAACATCCATTATTTTAGTTTGTGCGCCTGCTTTATCACCCATTTCAACCATTTTCTTAATCATGGCGGTTTGAGTTGCAGTAAATGAAACGCCTGAACGATTTAAAGCTGATAAATTGCGTATTGGGTCCTCAAGCACCTTACCCAACTGCTTAACAGATGAATTTAAGTCCTGTTTCATTACAGCCGCCATATCCTGGGCTAATTCAACAGATCGGGTAAACGCATCACCCGTAACAGATTTAAACGTCAGCATGATAGCCGCAGCATCCCTGACTTCACCAGCACTGGCTAATGTATCTCGGCCTATCCTTTCTGCCATATCAGAGATTTGCTGGCCTGTAACACCCGCAGCATCACCAGTGCGTTCAATCAGGGCATTAATACCCATCATTGATTGTTCATAGTCACTGAAAACAGATACGGATTTTTTAAGAACTACAGAAGCACCGGCAATAGCTGTACCCATCGCAACCCAGCCAATGGACACACTACCGATTAACGAACCTAATGATGACATTCTGGCTGCAACACCATCTAATGGACCACGTACCGCTGCTGTGGCTCTTGCCATGTTACGGAAGCGGCCAGCCAGGTTATCGGCTTTAGATGCTGTCTTGTCGAGATTTCTACCGATTGAAGCGGTAGCGGCTTTGGTTTTATCCTTCGCTTCTATGTCGATATTATGTGTTGTAGCCATTAACCGATAATCTCCATAGCCTCAAGATAATAATTCGGCTGGTCTAGTAACCCGCCCGATTGCAACAAAACACCATTTTGATAATGCTTGTGCATTTTTAACATAAAATTACTGCTATCAGTAATCATCGGTAAAAGGCATGTTTGAAAGTGCCACTTATTGTTGATGGTATGTAGATTATACCCCGCAGCACCATTTGAACCCTTTACCTTTTTTTCTGCATCACAATGATGATGCCCGCAATCCTCGCAATTGAATTTATCTGGATTTGAATAAACCTCAATTGCGATTATGAGTTTTTTCTTTCTTCATCCCCTATGGTTGATGCAGAGTTAATCTGTAAAAAAATATCAGTGAGTATGTCTGGTGGTATTCTCGACATATTAGCAATGCAGTATTCCATTTCATTGCCTTTTTCATCCAGAAAATTATTCCAGCCAACTAAACCATAATTAATAACCATTTCATGGTTTACGCTGCCTGTTACAACACATTTCACCCATTCCATGCCATTTAAGCCGCGTAATTTCCATGTTGTTGCATCTGACTTTAAATTACCGCTCTCGTCCTTATCGCCATCACAAACAAAATCAAATTCACTGATAACATTTATTGCCTGGACCATAAATCACCTATTTTTATATTATAAAGATAGGTATTATGCACCCATTTTTACGTGAAAGCGATACTCACGCCGTCATCACCAGATGATTCAGCCGCACCATAAGCCAATTCATAGGTTCTGATACCATCACGATCACCTGGGGAAATATCACGGTATGAAACAGCAGGCATAGTCACTGTAAGGATGTTTCCAGCCGTTGCACCAATCGCACCAGTAGTTAAGGCCATTGCCGCGCCTGATCTGAAATTACCATCAAAATCTTCGGTAGCAACCAGTTCCATTTCAGGGTCAAAAGTACCATTAATATCACGCTGGGCTACAAATATTTCACCATAGCCGTCAGTAGCATTCATATCAGCCGGCATTGCCACTGTATTTGACATATCAAACGCTAATGAGTTGATAGTTGCTGCATACGAATCAATTGTAAATGATGTACCTTTAATAGAAACTGGGTCTGTTGCATCAACAGTAGGTGTCACAATCGCGCCATCAATCGGCGCAACAGAATGGCCTGTAATCGTAAACGAGAACATACCAACATTACCTGTTTCCAGATTTGCACTGAAATTACCACGACAACCTGTTAATTTATGAATTAAACCGTCCTGGTAATACCATAATGTACCTGATTTCATTGATGCTGGGTCTGATTCGGGGGCATAAGTAACAGAGGTAGAAGCAACAACCGTTTCAGTCATGCCACAAATTTCCAGTAATACACCTAAATCGGGTGCTGTACCGGCTGTACCTGAACCTTTTATTTCAACATCAAAAGTAACGGTTTTTAATGAACCACCGTAAATACTCTTTTTCTTTCCGAGTGTCTTTTTAACAACATCCCGCTCATTCATTCGTAAACCTTCATTGGCCCACGATGGATTAGATATTAAAATAGCGTCAGCAGAAGCGGTAGGTGCTGAATCGGTATTATAAGTGGATTCCTCTTTGCAAAGGATTACTTCACGACTTGTCAGCATCTTCTCTTTCCTCTACTGGTTTCGATTTTGGTTTTGATTTTTCGGCGGCGGCTTTTTGTTTCTTTCGCTCACCCCTGGGTATTAAAGTTTCGCGTTTATTCTCAGCCATTTTATGCGCCTGCATCGGTGTATGAATGTCGGTATTTTACCATATAATTCATTTGTTGCTTACCTATTGTTTGATCAGCTTCGGAACTTAATTCCGGCTCATCATCTGTATCAAGCCAAACATCAATAACACCAGCCGTTGCACCTAATGTACGATCAGCTAATAACGCATTATAAACTTCTTCACGGATAGTATTTAATTGTGAATCTGGTTCGGAATTGGCTTTGACTATAGCGGTAATTTTTACAACTAAAGTTCGATTTGCATTAACAAAGTCCGATGTTTCACGATCAACAAAATCACTACCCATTTCAACCGTTAATGCTGGGGCGGTTTCTACTGAATAAACACGGCCTCTTACAACCCTTGTTCCGGTTGTTGTTAGCCCGGTTACTGTCGTTGTGACAGCATCCATTATGTTTTCTGCGCGATGCGTCATTGTTTCTGCAATATAAGAATCGTTAAACCTAATTCGTCCGGTTGTTTTTCTTTAACCGTGTAATTAGCTTCTCTTACATGAAGAGTGTCGCCACGATCTACTGTGGCAACATCTTTCGTCCTGCAATTAAGGATAGGAACCGACCCTGACATATTTAATTCTTCAATGTACTCATTGTCGAATATGCCGGTATATGTCTTGTTATTGACTACATAATTCTCGCCAAAATCAGACAGCATACCAACTCTGTCAGCATCAGATTCCAGTGCCATTAAACAGGTAACTCACCTGGATTAGTACGGAAGCCTACAACAGCAATCGGCGTACCATTGGTGTGAGTGCCAGTTACATTGACGTTAGCTTTGATATAACGCTTAGTACCAGTGTATTCACCCCAAACAGTCAGTTGATCTTCTGTTGGTGCGTTAATAACGGCAACTGTACCAGTATTAGTACCTGTCACTGTGTTTTTAACGTCAGCATCAGCACATGCCGTATAGGTAGAATCATCATCTGATTCTTGAAGTTCAAGTTCAATATAAACTGAACCTGAAAGCGTATCGCCTGAGTCACCAATACAAAACAGGAAAGCCCCATTTGCATATTGTTGTAAATCAAGCGCTGAACTTAAGGCATCGGCAGTAACAACTTGTGCTACAAGTGATGCGTTATCATCCAGGCTGTTTGAAAAGTCTTTAATGATAGACATGGTTATTCCTCTTTTCCGGTTTTAGATTCAGCTTTTTTTGCATCAGTTTTTGCCGTTTTATCGGCCTTCGCTGCTTTTTTGGCTTCTGCTGCTTTGGCTTTTTTAACTTCTTCCTCCGCCGCAGCCGCTTCTTCAAGCTTTCTTTCGGCTCTCGCTTCAAGTTTAGCTAAAGTTACACCAGCAATTTTTGCTTTATCCGCTTTGATCAGTATGTCTGCCTGGCGTTTATCTGTAGTGATTTCATCACCCACATAAACTGTTTCGCCGTTACAGACCGTGTTTGCTGTGATTTCGATTTCGATTTCTGGCATCATTTTAAATAGGGGATGTTACCACCCCCTACCCTATTTAGGCATTCCTACAGAATGATTCAATATGGCGTACACCAACATCAACATCCTGGAATACACGAAGTACCAGACCACCTGACGCGGCTTTAGTTGCCGTGTCAGCCATTAGGTCAAGCACACCCCACATACCGATCATACAGCTTGAGAAATCACCAAACAGAATGCCATTTGTTGGCATTTGTGTAGAAGTCAAGACATCATAACCATTAACGGTATTATCGGAAGAGGAAACAAACAAACCCGAACCAGAATCTTTAGCCGTAGTTTTCATCGTGCCTCTTACAGCAGGAGTAGTAACCCAATTTAAGCTGCCAGTTAGGGCGTTTGCTGTATCAACATCACTTTCAAACTCAACTGTTTCAACCCATGTAGGTGAACCAGGAGAGGCAATTGTTGAAGTTTCTATACCAGTAGTATTCAAAATACCTAATGGCTGACCATCAACACCTGTACCATTTAGACCAGCAAGATCAATCGCAAGCGCCATGCCTCGATTTAGATCATTCTGAACCAACGCTTCAACCGATGGGCTAGATTGCTTCATCAGCTTACGAGTCATTGGTACTGCACCCGCGCACGTTTTAGGCATTAAAAGAACTTGGCCTAATGTTGGCTCTGAATCAGTACCATCTTCATCTTCACCTAACCAGTAGAAAGTTGAAGCGCCTGTTTGCTTAGGAATAGCAACATCACCGACCAGACCTGGCAAGAAACTCGCACCAGCAGCACCCAAAACAGTGTTTGCTCGTAACAAATCAATCATGCCGCCTTCGTCAGTCTGCACAATATAACCACCGGCTGTATCTGTGCCGACATTCATTGTACGCGCTTGCACTTCGTAAGGAACAAAGAAGCCTCGTGCTTCACGACCAATTTTATCTTCGATTTCAACCGAACATTGACGCTCAAACTCAGCCTTGCCCCAATCACCAGTTAATGAAGCATTTAACGCTCTCATAAGAGAGTAATTTTCTGTTTCATTGCGTGACAAACCAAGCTCAGTAGATGGCGACTCAATTAGGTTTCCATCAGCCTTTGCTTTAGCAGCAGTTTCGCCGCGTTGTTCAGCCAGCGCATCCATAAACTCATCAACGGATTTACCGTTTTCAACGAATTGACGAGCCAGTTCTTCGCCGCCGTATTGCGAACCGATCTTAGTAATGCGACCTGTACGCGCACGTTCCGCAGAAATAGCAGTATCACGCGCCGCTGTTTCAATAGCAGCAACATCAACCTTTTTCTCGGTCTTTGCTGGGGTATCTTTATCTTTTGGGTCCATTGTTCTAACCTCTGAAATTGTTTCAATATCGAACTCGGAAGAAATTGACTCAGAGCGACCTACACCAACTGAAATATCAGCAGGCATACTCACCATTGAAATCTCAAGAATTTCCCAATCGTTTACACGATATGTATCAGGACCTTCACTGTTTTCTTCTTCGAGTACCGCTTTATGTATCCGATAACCTACAGATACATTTGATTTAATCCCACTTAATACATCACGATAGATTTTATCTGCATCTTCGTTTTCACTAAAACGGACATCGGCTGTACCCCTGCGGTCGCTGCCAATGTCAACAGACTCAACTACCCCAATGTGTTCCCTGGGATTGTGTTCGTTTAATAATGGACCACCACTTTTAATCCGGTCCATTCGGACTGATTTAGGGTCATGGTCTAAAATCTCGTTTCCGAACCACCGTTCTACCGGCGCTTCTGAACTAAAAGACAATTGTACAGTGCGGGTATCTTCATCAATATTCGCACGATTGATTTGAACCGTCCGGCATAACAAACCGTCTGATTTAATCTTCTTCGTCGTCTTTTTCGTCGTCATCTTCTTTTTCCTCTGGCTTGTTCGGCTTTTCTTCCGCTTTTGCTGGTTCTGGCGTTAAACCCATAGAATCCAGCATCTTGTTTTCACGCTCAATTTCGCGCCACACTTCATCAGGGTCATCACCATTCGCTCTGATAATCTGAGAACGACTTTTGATTTTAGCGTCTATTGCAGCCTGGTTCCCGTTCATTTCTTTTAACGGGTCTACCCACTGCCAACGCTTGCCCTGAAAATGAACATCCCGATATTTATCGATATATTCAGGCTGTAAGCGTGAATTACCAATCGGAATGCCTGGGGATAAAATTACCCGTTCAAGCCATTTGTTGTAAATTATATCTGAAAATGAACTAATCATCCATTTTTGTAATAATTTCCATATTTCACGTTCATTTATCGCGCCTTCTCGCAGTGAAGAATAATTAACGCCCTCAAGATCATTGGCTAATGTGTTGTAGTTTGCACCTAAACCAGAAGCGATACCGCGCAACATGCCCTTTAAGAAATAAGTATATTCACCATTAGGGTATGCAGGGTCAAAAGCCTGGAAAGATGTTCCTGCTGCTAACTGCTCAAACGTACCCGGCTCTGATTCTGAAATCGTATTGCCTTCGGCATCTGTACCATCGCCTTTAAACTCATCGCCTGAATCAGATGTAAAAAATCCCATTTTAGATGCGCCAACACGCGCATTAACTAAAGCCGCATTTTCAAAACCACCTAACATATTCAGTCTGAGTAAAGCGGTACTCATCCAGGGAATCCCGCGCATCTGATCTACATACTCAGTAATGAATCCATGAATAATATCTTTTGCTGGAACCCTTGTGTAAAACTTTCCGTTGTAATAATAATCACCAGATGTTTGTTTGAAATAATAAGCAACTGGTTTGTCGTGCTGATTAACTTCGATACCTAATTTAATTTTATTATTTGAGCCGCGAACATCCTCATTCAAGTCAACGTCTAATAACTCGGCATCAATGAACTTTAAAGCAAAACCATACTTGTTAAGTGATTTACCGTATAGCAATTGAACAATACATTCGCCATCACCACCAACCGTACTGATAAATAAACGCTCTAATTCATCACGCGAACAACGACCTTTAATATCGCAGTTATCTTTTTTGCTCCAATCTTTCCACGCAGCTTCAATGGCCTGGTTCGCCATTACATCCAGCTCACCGTTTTTAGATTTTGATTTTGCCTGTAAAACAATTCCGTTATCACCAACAACATTTGATTTACACATACCAATAAACCGGCGGGCATAATCATTATTAAACTGTTGTTCACGACTACGCGCCCGCAATGTTTTCAGGTTTTTCTTGATAACTTCATTAATCGGCTGGGGTGTTGTGGTCCAGCTATACGTGATTGATGATGTTTGAGCGCCTTCAAATGAATTGCGCTTTTTATAATGGTGCTGGCGTTTTACGGTTTTTTGTTTTCTTTTAAATAAATTAAACATATTAGAATCTCGTTAGGATTTTACCGCTATGCCCGTTACCATTCGCAATTGCTTCTGCGCGTTTTTCTTTTGCCACTTCACCCTCAGCTCTTGAATACAGAGCCAGTAAATCACCCATTGGTGTACGTGATAACTGCCTGCCATGAATCGTATAGCTTGATTGATCTTTGGTCGCTCTATCTTCTAAAACCGCTTTAACATTCTCTAAAACAGTTTCCCAATAAGTTCGGCTGTCATGGCCTGATATGTCTTGTGCAAAATCTCTATTGACCGTCAGCGAACCACTATCAACCGGATAACGCTCTGTTGTTTTAGTAACAACGGCCTGCCACTTATATTCACCGGGAACCCAATCTGCTGTGACTGCTGCGGTTAAAGTAACCAGATGTTTTGAATCACCGTTATCTGTTGCCGTTACTTTTTGCTGTTCACCAGACTTAATAAAATAATAGGTTAATACCCATGAATCTTCTGGTTTATAATCAGATACGCTTTTGGTCCATTTGACCGTATCACCAGCAATAAAATCATCCGGCTCAACTGTTGGAATAGTTGTACTCATATTACCAGTTCCTTACAAAACCTGATTTCTTGTTGCGGTTACGTCTGACTTTTCGGGTCGCGTTGATTTCAGCTTTCACTTCCTCAGCTCTTGTTTTCTCAATCACTTCTTCTTCGACTTCTGGCATCAATCGTTTCTCTAAAGCAGACCATAACGGATTAAGTATGTACTTAGCGGCAGTGCCATAAACACGGCAATCAATGGCCTCATTCCTGGGGCGGACTTTAATCCACTCACGATACGGAAAACCTTTTCTGAATTTAGTAACAACCTTTTCGGCTGTAAGCTGTGCAAAAAATTCCTCATCCCTTGCCAACGGGAAATGACAATATCCCGCGCCGCCCATAGCTTGATTGAGATTAGAATAGAGATTTGATTTAGCGTCATCAACACCAACGGTATAAAGCTCAACTTTCCGTTTATTACGACCTGATTGTTTTGCGGTAGGTGCTGAAACAATTGGCCTGCCAGCTCCACCAACCCCTTTAATTGCAAATACACGTTTTTGCTTTCTCTTTCTGCAATAGTCGTAAACCATCTGAGTATGATGACCGCCTGAATCGATACAAGTGGCCGCAATATGCAGCATTGTACCACTTTCATGCTGATATGTACTGTCTAATATTTCATCTAATTCTTCCCATACCTGCGGCTGTGATGGGTCGCCATGCAATACGCGGTAATCAACATTCCATGATTCGCTTCGATTCCAGCCAATAACTTCTAATTCCAGCCTGTCATCCTGGGTATCTACCCCCATTGTCAGTACCAGTGCTTTTTCAGGTACTTGTTCTGTATATTCTTCACGGCGCTGATACAGTAAGCTTGGGTCAAGGGTTTCGCCCATATCATCATCAAAGGTTTCCCCCAACGATGTATTAGTCCATGTTTTTAATAATTCAGTATCGTCTTTTGATTCTAAGAAGTTTTCAACGACCTCGGACCACTTAACCCAGGGGCTATACAATTCGTTTAAGTGAAATCCCGCTTTACCTTTGAACTCAGCATCGGCAATCCATTCGCCGCCTTTCTTCATTTGTACTATTTTTTGATGATCATCCCACTCAGCCCCGCACGACTCACAAACATAACGAGCCGTTTCTGGTAAATGCTTACCCTTTTTGTCTTTATCCCAGTTTATTTGTGACCATTTTAACGGCGCTTTCTCTTCACAATGCGGGCATGGCACATGATACCGGCGCTGATCTGACGCATCATAAGCCATTTCAATACGTGATACGCCTTTGATAGTTGGTGTCGATGTTAAAAACATCTTGCGATTCCAGAAGGTGGTTGTTCGCTTGGCTGTTAATTTAACTGGGTCGCCCTCTGTTCCGGCTGATAATGGGTATCGATCTACTTCATCACCTAAAAATATGCGTATCGGTCTGGATGCCAATGATGCTGGACTGTTGGACCCAGCCATAGTTAAGTGACCGCCTGGAAAGGTTTTATGTAATAGGGTATTCCCTGAGTCACGCGCCCGCGCATCTTTTACCAAATGCTTTAATGCTGGCGTATCTCTTAACATCGGCGCAACACGATCTTTTGAAAACGCCTCGGCCATTTGAAGCGTTGGCTGTAGTAGCATCATTGGGGATGCGTCATATTCCATAAAATACCCGATGATATTTAACAGCAATTCGGTCTTACCGACCTGGCTTGAACTCATCCATGTTATATCTTTAACTCTTGAGTCATTGACGGCATCCATAATGCCGCGTTGATATGGCGCTCTGTCAGTGTTCCACTGTCCGGGTTCGGCGCTTGCTTCGCTGCTTAGTTTTCTTTTTTGGTCTGACCACTGGCTTACTGTTTGTTTCGGTGGTGGCTCTAGTATCTTTACGGATTTTGTTAATATTTTCTCTATCGCGCTCTGTCGGCTCATAATCTTTTAACTCCTCAAGCGCCTCGTAAATATATTCTTTAATTGCTTCCTCAATTTCCAGTACATTGATAATCCCGATAACAGATGGCGCTGCCTTTGTTGGTATGCTCAACAGCCTTGCTTTGAACGCACCAAAAATAGTATTTAGGTGTTCTTCAATTTCATCGGCTGGAACCAGAACACCTTTAAGCACTTCAACCTCTAACTCGACTTTTTCAGCTTGAGCCGATGTTAGTTTTATTTTTTCTTCTTCCAGTGTTTTCTCTTGCTTTTTACCCATTTCCAGACAAGCCATGATTGCCGGTTTGCTTTGCATGATGTTACCTGGACCATTCGGGTTTTTTTCTTTTGCTACATCGCCGCACCGCTTACGAATTGTGGCTGGTGTCATTCCGATAAGACCAACCAGATCACCAACAGTTACCATTGTCATCTTCCGCGCCTCGCCATTTCTTGTTTTATTACTCGAACAAATGTTGAATGTAAAAACAAATTCATTTCATGGTTAAATTTATCTATTACAATTTGATCAAAAGGCATTTGTTTTCTTTTATAATTAACTTTCTTTTGGAAAGAAGCAATCATCTGTATATTACTTGAGCGACTTCTTGTTGCAGAAAACTTGCCCGCCTTTGAAATATGCCCTCGCTTATAAACGCCAGGCCTTAGTTTGCCTTTTGTTTTTGGTAAAACAACAAACTCATTATTTGCAGAGGCATGACCATAGCGCCACAAATCAGCCCGCCTGTTTTTACCTGGAATGTTACCGTGTTTATTAAGCTTCATGTTTTTAGTTGGCACAATGATTCCGGTCCGGCTTAAACTCCATGCCTTAACGCCACCCTTAATCATCCACCTTAAATATTTCCACTGATCTTCTGGAATATAAATTGAACCCTTTAAAATTTTCTTATTAGATTTTTTAACCAATACCCCACGCCGGGTAAAGGCAACTGGGTTTTGTAAATATCTCGGAAATTGTTTTCGAGTATATTTCATTGTTTCAAACATCGATTTATTCATTGCTGTATTTACAACAAATGGAATTTGTTTTTTATAAACCTCACGCATATCTTTTGCCAGATCGTGAAGGTCATGCTTGATGGTTACTTGTACACTCATAGCCTCATTATACACACGGTTCAATGCAACCATCCATAGGCAAAACCTATCACTGGTGCTAACACGTTCAAAAAACTCTATAGCTAGAAAAAGATCGCGCCGCGAATTACCA